GTGAGCGCCTGAGGCACCTTGCCGTCGACCCGGTCGTTGATCTCGCTGATGGCCCTGATGTCGCCGCCGAGGCCAGCTTTCACGAGCGCGCGGGCCAGCAGCCGGTACTTGGTCGCGCGGGCTTTCGGATCATCCGGGTCAGGCACTTCCTGCCGCAGCTCGGCCTCGATCGCGTCTCGCATCGGGCGCTGATTGCGTCGGCCGCCGGGGTTTCCGCTCTGTCCGGGCTCGTACGGCATTCAATTCAGACCGTAAGCTGTTGCATTTCGGCAACAATCTCTAGGCGTAGGCGGCAGGCTTCGTCAAGGCACCTATCCCATGCGCCGGTGGCTCGATCCATCACATCTGGCTTCATCCGGCGAACTCGATGCGGGAAATTCATCTCGCGGGCTTGCCAGATCTCAAGGGCTCGCTGCTCCAGCCGTAGCGCTTCAGCTCGTTCCATCCTGGAGAGCCACTTTCCTTCTTGAGCCTCGCTCCCGGGAAGCCGTTTCACGTCTGGGTGTCCAGAGCCGCGCGCGAGGGGAGCCATGCAAAATCGCCTTGTCAAGCCCCGAGCTAAGCATGCGCTGGACGCTGCGTAATTTCTGGCGATGCGTGTCATGGACACTTATACCTCCGCCGCACTCCGACGCGGTAATTCGACGGCCGGAATGTTGTCTTTGACACTTATACCATCATTGTGAGCCACAATCTCGATTTCCATATCGAACGGAACATCGAAGCCCATTCGGAGGTGCGGCCCGAATTCCTGCATGAGGCGCCACAACTGCCAACTGGACCAGCCGCCCTTGTCTTCCTCCGGAGGCGTGTACGGGTAATTCGGCAACAGCTTGGCGTGATTCTCCCGCATGAGAGCCCGCCCCTTGTCGGTGAGCCTGACGCGGACTTCGTCGTTCATGTTGATCCACATCATTTCCCCCTCGCTCGTTCGCGCAAATCGGACAATTCCTGATCCCGCAGCTCAATCTGCTGCCGCAGCGCTTTCTCGGTCCCATCCCATATCCGGCGCAATTCCTGCGCGCGGTGCAGATCCTCGGCCCATATGGCGCGCGCGCCGATGGCTCCGAATGCTGCGCCGGCAATCGCGAGAAGCCCCGCTGAGAGAATTGCAAGTTGCATCACTTCCCCTCCCTCTCGACGGTCCTCCCGCACGTGACGCACACGTCGCGGACGTAGATGCGTGTCCGCATTTTCTCCAGGACTTCCGTGAGGCACTCCTTCGACATGCTGCCTTCCACTTCGCCGTTGGCTGAGCCCTCATCATACCGCGGCTCGAACCTGCATCCGCGGAGCCATGCGTCGCGGCGGGGGCAGTCGGTCATGGCTCGTCCCCCGGCAGATTGAACTTCGGCATTGACGGCTGCCTTCGGCCTGACCGCTTGACGCCGGCTAGGCTGGCGGACTGGCGCTCGCGGATGGTGGGCTCGCTGGTGCGCGGCTTGAACCTCGGCGCAGCAGGCTCGCAGCGTGCGTCCGCATGCCTGCCCATCGCGAGGATGTTCTTGCGGCGCCAGTCGTTGTCCTTCGCGCTCATGCCCCGCCCTGCTCCTGCCGCGCCCGCTGGTGCGCCTGCGGCTCTTCGCTCACCTCGCACAGTGCGCAATCGATCATCGCGTGCCACGTGGCTTCTGCGGTGCGTGCCACGTAATCGCCCTCCATGATCATCAGCCTAGTGGGGGACCGCATCGCGGCGATGGCCGCGCGGGCTTCCTCAGTCTCGCCGGTCCAATGACATTCACTACGGGCATAGCCAAGTGCAACGGCCCGGCATCTACCGTCCGGGCAGCAGATCGCCCTCGCCACCCGCTCCACCATGGTCATCTCGCTCATGCGCCCTCCTTGCGCGGCTGCGGTGCGTCCGGCTCGGCCTTCGCTGGGCAATCCGGGCATGCCTCGCCGACGCCCATCAGCCCGCGCAGACAGCATCCGTTGCGGCCGGGACCTCGATGCTTACCAGCATCATCTCGGCATGTGTCCTTGCGCACCGCCTCCGCATAGGCCGCGAGCGCGACGGCCATGGAGGCGATCTTCTGCGCCCGCCACCTGCGGGCCTTGTAGTCGTCCCAGTACTTATGCGCCTGCTCGATCTGCACATCGCGCGTACCGCACTCCTGCACGTAATGCGCCCTTGCGGCGCGCTCGGTGGGAGTCTCGGTCATGCTGCAGTCGCCTTGCGGTCTGCCTCGGACATCATCTCACGCGCGTGAGTACGGGCGGCGTCGAGAAGCGACGCGATCTTGCGCCAGCGATCGTCAATCTCGCGGTTTTGGTACGCGCGGTCGGCCATTCGGTTCAGATCACAGTCGAACCGATCCGCCATGATTTCGTTTGCGCGCTGCTTTGTGTTCATCGCATCCTCCTGACTGCCTCGGCAGAACGATCGTGCGTTCACTTCGCCTCTCCTCTGCGCTTGCGGTATGTAGTGACGCGCACCGACCGAGCCTCCGCAATCAGCATGCGGATGTGCGCGGATAGAGTCCGTTCCTCCGCGCTGGCCTCCAGGTTGAGCAGAAGCTTCATGCGATTCGGCAACCGGAACGTGATCGTTGCATCGTCTTCGGTGTCCATGCGTGTGTCTTGCCATGTCTTACGAGCGGAGTCAAGTAAGCGCCTCACCGCTCCGCGTCCTCCGCCACGAGCCGGTCCGCCTCACGGGCGAGCTGGCGGCACCGCAGCTCGGTCGCGCGCCGGTCGCGATCGACGAAGCCCGTCCCGTGGCACGGCCGGCAGTACTCCAGCGTGAGGCGGCCGAAGTAGTGCCGGGGGTACACGCCGCGGCCAGCGCAGGGGGCGCACCGGGCGATCATGGGATGTGCCCTCCATTCATCCGCAGCAGAAGCTCGCCAGTAGCCGGCGTCTCGTGCCCCGGAGGCCATTCGCTGGGGACCTCGCGCTCGCCCCGCAGGCCCCACGCGAAGGGCTTCCCGTTGTGCCGCTCCCACGCCCTCGCCTGAGGGCTGTCGAAGCGAATCGTGACGCAGGGGCGTTGCTCGGCGGCCGGCGGCCCATGACCTGGCTGGTCGTCCCAGCAACCGCCGTTGAGCCACACCGCGGGCGCCTTTGTGAATTTCTGATCCGCACCGCGAACCTTGTCGGCATATCGCGAAGCGCCAGCCAACAATTCGGGAGGCGTCGCCAAGCCCTTGGCCAACACCGATCGGTAAGCCCGATGCGCAGCCGATGGCGCCTCATGTCTCGGATACCGCGAGTACCATTCGCGGAACTCCGCATCGTCCTTCCACATTTTTGGCACGGCCTTTGCACTTCGCGCGCGCCCGGATTGCAGAGATCCTTCCTTCCTTTCTTCTTCTAAGGAGCCTTCAGTTAAGGAAAAAAGAGAAGAAAGGGGGTCGTGACGCTCCTCGTGACGTTCAGGTGATATCACAGTGACGTCACGAATGCGTTTCTGATCCTGAGATTCCCGCCACTTGGCGGTTCGATCCCTCGCCGCCTGGCGGCGCGCCTCGTGACCTTCTTGCATGTCAGCAATGATCGACAGCACCTCTTGGAAGTCCTCGGTCGACAGGTTGAGAGCGGACAGCCGCCGCAAGTTTTCTACGCTGATGCTCATTGCGCAGACTCGGTAGGAAAATGCAAACCGAAACGTTGCTCCGCCCAAAGAACGCCTGCGTATTCTAGAATTGGTTTATAAAGTCTTCGATCAGAGAACGTGTTCTCAAGCATGATCCTGTATCCGATGCACAGGATGTATATCGCTTCTATCGGTCCATAATCGAACCACTCTCCATAAAGCATTTTCTTCTTTTGCGTTGCGTGGAAGCTTCGTTCAAGATACTCGGCGGCTTCTCGTGTCGGGCAATCGAACTCATAGACAAGTTCGATTTCAAATGGGCATGCTGTTTGGAGATTGCGAAGACGGGATAAAGGAGACTTTGAGAGCCCAACCTTGACTGGGCCTCCAATCCCCGAATCGCTCTTTCTGGCAATCACGTAAACACTTACGGGAACATCCATTTCCGTCGCCAAATGCCTCACTCCACCGCCCTCCCGCTCGCGCCCTCGGTCTGCCGTCCCATGGCTCGGTCAATGAGGTATCGGACTCTCAGCGGCAGAGGCAGACGGTCGACCGCAGCGATTTGCGTTTCGAGGAAGTTAACGCGAGCCTCCAGAGCCTCAATCGTGCTCGCGGCATCGATCAGCGGCTGGCGGAACACTGCGGACTGGCGCATGGCCTGTGCGCACTCCCTCAGCCTCTCGACGAGATCCCCGCTCATCGCCCGGCCTCCCCGCTCGCATCGATCAGCTTGCGCATGTGCTCGCGGTACAGGCGGCGCAGGGTATAGTCCGGTACTGGCGAATCTACCTCTCGGATATATTGCCGAATGGCGCCTTCCAAGTCCTCTATGCGCTCGGCGGCATCATAGAACGCAGCCTTGCGCAACCGATCAACGATGGTCGGGCGAGCGCGCGAAACGAATGTGGTGGGTTTGGTCATTGGTATCCTCGGTGCATGAGGGACGGACGGGGCCGATGGGATGCACCCCCACCAGCGCCCGTCCAATGTCGGTAGCTAGCCGACGCGTGACGATGGCATAACTACGGGGGCGGCGCAAGGGGTGGTGGAGGCAAGCGCGGCAGCGGTCATGCGTGCGCCCTTCCGGCCGTGACGATTCGCATTAGGCGGCCAATGCGCTGAAAGTAGCCGCTACCATTACGGCCGATCCAGCAGCAATAATCCGTGTCGCTATAGCGGGTGAGGAAGACGTGATCCAGACGCTTAGGCTTCCCTAATTCCGCAATTGCTAACGGCAACTTGGCGAGCGCCTTCATGGGTTCGCCCTGACCGCTGCTGTTGCACCCGCGGACGACGAGTTCGGCGTCGCGCTCGGCAAGCGTCAGGGTGTGGCCCATGACGATTTCGCTCATGGCCTGTCTATCCATCTCGGCCTCGTCGATATTAGTCATCGCGTTCCCTCCTGCCACGGCCGCAGCGTCACGCGGCAACACCCCTGCGGCACCCTCTTGTCGACCTCCACCGTGAACCGACGCATGTGCCGGCGGGAATCGTCGGCTATCACCTTGATATGCTTGAGGTAATCCGCGATGGCTTTCAGGTTGTCGAGGTCAGATCCGTTGTCGTCTGGCACCGCAATGTTCACCTCGAAGCATTGCATGGGCGAGCACATGCCGTAGCTGATCCACTGACGATGTGAGCCGGCAGCACGAATCTCGGCGTCGGCAGTCTTGCGCCAAGCGACGAGCTTCTTGTTTCCGCGCCAGTCGATTCGGCGCGTGCGGTTCACGCTGGGGCATGCGGGAAGGTGCAGCACGATCTCGCTCATCCGGCGCGCTCCGTGGCTTCGCGGGCCGGCAGGTCGACCGTGATGTGCACTTTGCCTTGACTAACCCGTGGCATCAAAACGCCGTCTCCGCCGTCAAATCGGAATGGCATAGGAGCCTGCGTCATGGCGTCATCCGGCGCGATCTCGGCGTTCGGGAGTTGCTGGAGCATGCGGAGGTAACGCCCGCTGACGAGCGTCTCTCCGAGGGAGACACTGCAGTCCTTGGTTACTTCGACCCTTCCTAATCCGCCACACACTTCACATGTGCATTGACAACCCTCGCATGGGTGTTCGCGGCCAATGCCCCGGCACTCGTGACATTCACTCGACTCTGTTGCCGGCGCAGGAACATCAACCGTAGGGACAGGAATGTACCTTCTGTTTTCGTGCCCGAGAAAGAGCAATTCAACGCGCCCGGTTGGCGCATCTTCCATCGAGGGAATGTCAGGACGCTCCGGTACGCGGACGATGATTCGACCGTCTGTGGCGTAGGTTTTGCCCTTCCAGGAGAAGGGCTTTTGCGTGTATTCCCGGTAATCGTCCGTGGAACAAAACTGCTGCAGGTCGATGGTCATGTCATTCCCCCTTTGCGGCGGCGAGCGCGGCGTTTGCTGCCGCGGCCACGATACGGCGGACGGCCTCGGGACGGGTAACGCGGTGGGCATCAGGCTGGCGCAATATCCATGCGTCAAGCCGTTTCAACTCTGCTGGCGGAAACCGCACGTGGATGGGTTTCGAGCCGACTTTGGGGCGACCTCTGGTTTTCTTCATGGGTGTTCTATAGCACCAGGAAAATATTTTTGCAACCGGTTATTGACATGGCCGATCCACAGGCGCATCCTCGCGTCGTCGGCCGGGATGACCGGCTAGGGAGCAGGGGGAGCCAAATGACCGTATTGACCATAGACCAAGAACGCCGCCGTCTCGCGAAACTCGGTCGCGACATGCTTCGCAGTCTTCCCAAAAGCCGAAATTGCTTTTATCCGAATACTCGCGAAGAGGAGTCGCGTCGCGCGCTTCCTTCGATTGCCGATATAACCATCCATCTGGACGAGACCGGCGACTTTGCCGAGATGGTCGTCACGACCTCCCGCCCCCTGACGCGATCCGAGACGGCCGCTTGTCATCACGCTGCTGGCGAACTCGGCGCAGGCATCAAGTTTCGGGGGCCGAAGTGAAATCCCTCGATCTGTTCAGTTGTATCGGCTGCCATGCGATCGGCTTCGCGCGGGCTGGCATCGAGACGGTCGCCTTCTGCGAGATCAACCCATTCCGCCGAGCCATCCTTGCTCGCCACTTTCCGGGGCTCCCGATCCATGACGATGTCCGCACCCTTGACGCCCGGCGCGTCGATATCGTCATCGGCGGGCCGCCCTGCCAAAGCACCAGCGTCGCTGCCGCGATCCATGGTTGTCGCGACAGCAGCAGTCTCTGGCCGTACATGCTTCATCTCGGACTGCTCTGTGGCGCTGAATGGATTGTCGTGGAGCAGCCGCCGGGGAATGAACCGTGGGAGACTGAAGTCGGTTGTAGTCTTTCCAACGCTGGCCGCCATGTCGCCCGATTTGAGTTCGGCGCTTGCGATGTTGGTGCGCCGTATCTTCGCAGGCGGGTGTTCCTGGTTGCCTGCACCAGCTTGCCGCGATTGGAGATCGCCCGGAGCGCGCTCCCATCCGCGATTGAGCAAGTCGCGCGGGCAGCAGATGCCCGAGGTGATTGGAACCCGGATCAGCTCGCAACTCTACGAGTGGATGCTCGCTCTGCCGGAGAGATGGAGCGATCCGAGAGCCGGATCCGTGTCGAGCGCATAGAGGCGCTGGGCGACAGCAATCCGCCACATATGGCAGAAGTGATCGGCCGCGCAATAATGGCAGCAGCAGCATGACACACCGCCTCTCCACGCTCGCGGAGCACGCCGCGGACTTCGCCATGATAGCCGTGTGGTGCGGCGCTATGTGGGCAATCGGGGGATTGTGATGACGAATCAGGACATTATCGAGTTCCAGCGCACGGACCGCGAATGGCGGAAATCCCCGTTGGGCTCTGCATTTACGAAGATGACTAATGCTCTCGGGCGGGCTTGGGTTGCCGACACCGAGTCGGGCTTTCGCGAGAACATGTCGGACAAGCGTTTGCGCGAGATCTGGGACGCTGAGAGGGCGGCTACGCAAGCATTCCGCGACTTGCTCGACGCCCAGACCAAGCAGCACGCCGAGATGCTGGCGGCGCTGAAGGCGTCCGTCGAACTCGCCGACCGGAATCTGGCATTCAGGCCCGCCGACAAGCAGACGCGCTCACCCGAATGCAAGGCCGTGTACGACCAGTGCGTCGCGGCCATCAACCACGCGGAGGCCAAGCCATGAGCGACCTGCACCACGACGCCGCCGAGAATTGGCCGACGATGCCGCACTCGACCCGCAGCCCTAGGGACGCCGCGGCTTACGCGCGCCTCGCAACGCTGATGGCGCAGACCGGGGGCGCTCTGCCGGCCACCGAGGCGCTGATCGCCGAGACGGATTGGACGCCGAAGCCGCGGGTGCATCGCGAACTGAAGTGTGGCTGCCGAACTGATGGCACTATGTGCGACGATCACGCACCGCGGAAGGTGAAGCCATGAGGGGCATCGCGCTGGCTATCATCATCGGAGCCTCGTTTCTTGCCGATGCAATTCGCCAAAAAGAGACGCATCCTGCTGATGGATTCGTGCTTATCGTAATACTTGTCGTCATCGGGTTCGGATGGTGAAAGGTGCAATCATGATGTGGAGCGGCTACGAGGGAAACGGTGGCATCAGCGGCCAAGTGCTCGTCACAATCGAGAACCCCGACACGGCGCACATACACGCCACGCCTGAGTTGCGGGCGTTCCTGCTGGAACTCCGGGCTCAGCATGCATCGGGCTCCGAGGGCATGCATGACTTCGACGCAACGTGTCGGCGGCATGGGCTCGGTGGCCCGTGCGAGTGGGAGGGCGGGCGGTGAGCGAGAGCAAGCACACGACCGGTCCATGGGAAGAAGTCCCGCAGAGCGGGGCCGGCCCCATGATTGCCCATCGATTTCAAACAGGCAATCAGATGAGGCCAACGGGCCTGCGCCTGATCTGTCATATGCTCGAACGCGGCAATTCGATCGAGCAAGACCGCGCCAACGCCAGCCTGATCGCTGCGGCGCCGGAACTTCTAGAGATTGGCGAGCACTTATTGGCCATTTTCGATCATCCTACGCGCTCCGTGACGGCGATTGATGCCGACAAGCTACGCGCCGCCGTCGCCAAGGCAAAGCCATGACCCGCCTCGCCGCCGCCCTCCTGCTCTCCGCCGCGCTGCTCGCCCCGGCCTCCGCGCGGGAGTGCCTGACGCAGCGCGAGTTCCGGGCGACCGAGCACAAGGTCAAGCTCCGGGCGCACTGCTGGGCCGCCGTGGCGCAGAAGCCCAAGGCTCGACCCGCGCCGGCTGAGGTCGAGGTCGTCCACCTGGCGCCGGCCGAGTTCGCGCTCGTGGAGCCGCCCGAGCCTGCCGCAGAACCGGAGCCCGACAGCATCCTCGCGCCGGGCCTACTGTGGCGCTCCGGGGGTGACTGGCCCGTGGTGGCCCGGAAAGGCATCCCTGACGCGCTGATTGCCACGGCGGGCGCAATCCTCGCGCTTGGGAGCGTCGGCGGACTGGCGGGCTTCCTAGGCCACCGGCGCAAGGTCCGCGTGCGGGACGCCCAGCCGATGGATCCGGGGCTGATGCCGGTGGTGCTACGTGGTGGCGTCAGAGTTCACAGAAGGGCGTTTTGACATGCTCCAGATACCGCAGCTGTACACCGATCCGCTTGAGGCTCCCGAGACGCTAACGGAGGATGGGGCTCGCGATCTCGCCGCGCGCATCATGGCGTACTGGCTGAGCCGTGGGCGGATGGTCAACGTGATGGCGAGCCGGGAAGACGCGCACGAGCATGCACGCAGCAAGTTGAGCGGAGCGCGGTCCATGTGGGTCGTGCGGTCGGATATGGTGGGAGGGTTGCCGAAATGAACGCAAAGACTAAGGAGCGGCCGGCGGTCGTGGATGCCACGGTGGCGCCGAACAACCTGCCCGCGGTGCACGACCCGCGGCAGCAGGAGGCGCCCAAGGCCGACAAGCCGGTGCCCGTCGCGACCGAACGCAAGGTCTACCCGGCGGCCATAGCCAAGGCGATATTGGCCGTGACGCGCGAGGTCGGGCGCATCCACAAGGCGAGCCGCAACACATTCCAGAACTACAACTACGCCTCGTGGCAGGACGTGAACGACAGGCTTGCGCCGCTACTCGCCGACAATGACCTGCTCATCGTGCAGTCCGAGGTCAGCCGCAACCTGATCGAGGAAAACGATAAGGGTTCGACGCTCGCCATCGTCTACGAATTCACCATCGTTAACGGTGCCGGCGAACAGTGGCCTCCGATCCAATGGACTGCCACGTCGCGCCTCCGGGACGGCAAGGGCGTGACCGACGACAAGGCGGCGCCGAAGTGTGCGACTCAGGCAGAAAAGTACTTCTGCATCAAGACTTTCAAGATCCGCACCACGGACGACATTGACAACGATGCAGACGACGGGCGCGGCGGGGGCAAGTCGGCTGCGCCGGCCGCCAAGGAAAGCCGCATGGTGTTCGACAAGTTGCAAGGCGACATGCTCAATCAGACCAGCAGCAACGCGCTCATGACGTGGATGTCCGCATCGCTGGCGACGATCGACGAGTTGCCGACAGGGCAGCGTGCGGAGCTGCGGATGAACTGCTCGCGCCGGCTTGGCGAGTTGCGCGCTGCGGAGGACAAGGCCGCCAGTGACGCAGCGGAGAAGGCGGCACCGGAGTGGAGCAACAGCGAGGTCGACCCGGAGGTGCCCGAACCCGATGGCTTCAGCGCTCTGCCGCCAGTCAAGCAGGCGGGAATCCTCTGCAATGACGGAGCCTTCGCCGCATTCATCAGCGAGACGCGCGTCGATGGTAACCCGCTGTTATCGCAGGAGGAGGTTGCAAGCATTGTGCGTCAGCACTGCATCGTCGAGAGCCGCAAGGACATCCGCAACAATCACCCATCAGGCCGCCTGTGGCGCAAACTCGTCGCGGAGTATCGGGCTTGGCAGCGCGGTGACGAGCCTTCACGTGAGCCGGATGGCCTAGAGGAAATCTTGCCGCCCGTGCCCCCGCCTGCTGCGGATGGTGGAGACCGGATTGCCGAAATGTCGGCGGCCGAGACGACGCTGCGGAATGCGGCTGAAGGCGGTAAGGCGGAGTTGCGAAGCGCATGGTTAAAACTGCCGAAGTGGATGCGTGATGATGCATCCATGGTCGCGGAGAAGGAGAAGCTGAAGGTGCGCGCGGCTGAGGTGGACGGGGAGATCGATCATGGGTGACGTGTTCTCGGGCATCACCAACGCCGACCTGATCCGCCGAGCGGTGAAGAACGCCAAATGCGGGTGCCGCCGCAAGAACTGCGGGCATCCGCGTTGGGTGGATGTGATGGACGCCTTCGCGCTTGGCTCTGGCTATGCTCAAAAGCTTTGCCGGCAGTTCGGCCTCGACCCGGACGAAAAGGTGAACCGATGACCGACCGCCTCAGCCGCATCCTGGAGCGCCAGCAGGTCGAGACATTCACCGTCGATGAGCCGGCCACGCCGAGCTTCCCGGCAGAGCAGGTGATTGGCGCCCGCATCCTCGGCATCGACACGACGACGCGGGCCATCATGGCGCTGGTGGATGCAGCCGTACAGGCGGAGCGCGCCCGGTGCGCCGAGATCGTGCAATTAGCCCGCTTCGGTGAGATCGACGGGGATTTCCGATCGCTCATTCACCGGATCGAGAATCCAGACCCGGAGCCCCGGCCATGACCCGCGAGCGCCTCATCGAGATCATGAACGACGAGATCAACGCCAGCGAGTTCCGTGTGACGAGCGACGTTCTCGGAAGATCCGCCGACGCCATCCTCGCCGAGATGGCGGGGGAATGGAATGCGGGACTGGAGGCTGCGGCAAAGCTTGTCGAGCAGGCCCACGATCTTGAAGTTGAAACCCCACTTCAGACGAAAGTTGATGCAGCGTTTAATGCGCGCGGCCCGAGAGCATCGATGGCAATACGTTGCTACGACTCGGGCCGAGTCATCATTGACGCCATCCGCGCCCTGCGCCGCCCCGACGCCGCGCCACCCCGCACGGCCACGCCCAGCGTCGAGGAGGTGGCGCACACTCTCTTCATGGCCGACACCGGTCGCGCTAACTCTTTGCGGTTGGCGGCCGATGGTTACTACCGAAAACTCGCTCTCGCCGTCCTCGCCCTCTTCGCCAAGGAGCGGTCATGAGCACGGACGCCCTGGAACTTGCTGCCACTCTTGCGGTGGCCGTGGTCTGCGAATGCGGCGCTCTCATGGACGAAGACGGCACCTGTGCAGTCGAGGAATGCGATTGCAGGAAGGCGGCCAAGGCTGCGTTGGCCGCGCAGCCGGTGTCGCAGGCGGGCGAGGTGGCGGAGATCATCCACCGCCTCAACGAAGGAACGCACGACGGCTATGGCGACGATCTCATGCGCGAGGCCGCCGACCTTCTCGCCGCCCAAGCCGCCGAGATCGAGCGGCTGAAGGGCTCCCGGCAGGCTGTCGTCGACTCCGCCCACCAGTTCTGCCGCGATCTCGAAGAGAAAGACGCCGCCATCGCGGCCAAGGACGCGGAGATCGCCCGCCTCAAGACCGCCATCGGAGCGGCGGCCGGCGATGTCATCTGCTGGCATAACCAAGCCGAGCAGGCGCTGTCCCGGCAGCAGGAGCTTGAGGCGGCGCTGCGGCCGTTCACCGAAATGGCCAACTCGATGGATCACTGCCGCAGAAAGTCAACGGTGGTGCTGATCAGCGGCGAGTCCGATGGGCGTTTCGGGCAATGGCCAGTCCTGGCGTTCCGCCGTGCCCGCGCCGCCCTCGCCCCGGCCGGGAAGGAGCCCGAGCAGCCATGACCGACCTCTCCGAAGTCCGCAAGCTAGCGTGGAAAACGCGGCGCGAAAAATACGGGCCGCGAGGCAACAACGGAAGCTACTCGCGCCCGGCTACTGGCCCATGCTCGGCTTGCGAGCGAATGACCGCGCTGATCGTTCGCCTGTATGCCGAAGGATGTGCCTCCGAGGGCCAAGCCGCTAAGGCAACCGGGCTGCATCGCATCGAGCTCCGCCGGCGTGCGGACGACATCATGAACGGGCCGGCATGCGCCCCTGATATCGATCCGGCGCTGATCGAGGAGGCGGAGCGCCGATGACCGAGGAAGAACGCGAAGCCTTCTATGACGCCGAGATCGCGCCAGCACTCCTCAAGCTCGGCAAGCTCTGCGAGGAGAACGGCCTATCGCTCCTGGCGGTGGTCGAATGGGCGCCTGGCGAATTCGGCCGCACGCTGAACCTCTCGCCACCGGCAGGCCTCGGAATTCGCCTCGCTGATGCCGCCGCAAGGGCAAACGGCAATGTCGACAGCCTCATGATCGCCATCATGAGATACGCCCGCGAGCATGGCCATATCTCCGCGGTGCTGCATCGACTTGGCGTGCCTATGCAGCCGGAAGCAGCGGACGAGGCCCGATGACCCGCGAGCCCGCCCTGTTCCCCGGTCAACGCGGCTGATCCCCCCGGATCTCCGCCACAGCCTTCGCCAGAGCCTTCAGGAGCCGCTGCGTCGACCTATGCCGAAATCCGTTCCAGATCACGCAGAGCCACGTCAGGAAGCTCATAGCAGCACTGGCGACCACCGTAGCCGCCGCCCATTCCGCCCACGTCTCTGGCCATCCAGGGAACATGGGCTGATCTAAGCATCCGCAGGGCGATTTGCCGACACCGCGCAATCACTTATGGCTGAATGCCATTCATCTCGGGCATCTTCGCCACGATCGGCGACATCAGGTCGAGCCACGAGCACGTCGATTGCGAGAACGGGCGGAGCCTGTACGGCCCCTTCGGCATATGCTCGGGCATTTCGAGATCGCGCGCCTTGAGGCCGATCGGGCCGAGCTGGTCCGCCAGCTTGATTGGATGGATGGTAATTCGCTCCACACCGTCCGACCCGGTGAAGCGCTGCTGCACTTCGCCCTTGCAGAGTCGCAACCAGGTTACGCCGCAGAGATGGATTTGCGGAGGGCGACCCGTGATCGCGGCCGGCTCGATATAGTTGCAGGGAGCCTTGAGGTCGCCGAAGTCGAGCACCGGGTGGCGGTCGAACAGCCACCAGTTACCTAGGGTGAACACAACGAAGAAGGCGAGGCCCCAGCCAATCCCGCGGAGAACCCAGATCGTCCAGCTTACCCAGTCGATCATTTGAATTTCTCGAATAGGAAGTGGCCAACTGCACCGATCACGCTACCCATCCCCACCGCCATCAAGTACGCACCACGTTGCATCCAGCTTTGCTGCATAAGGATGTCAAGCTTATCGTTGATCTCGTCGAATTTACGCTGGTTATCCTCGTGTTGTCGCAACTGCTGGCTGTGCTGTACCTCCAGTGCTGTAATCCTGGAAGGCAGATCGTCTCTCAGAGGCGGACCCATGGCTCAGTCTGACCTTGCGTATCATATTCGCCCGTCATGCGAGCGTGAATTCGTTCACGCAAATTTAACGGACCCAAGTGGCTGAATGTGCTTCGGATTTCTTTCCGTGAAAAGCCTATGTTCCGCACCCGGATGCAGTTGCAGCCATCGCAACTCTGAGCCCACCCGCGGCGTTGCGTGCCAGAGCTGCCAGATTTGCGCTCGTAGGGTTGGCGCAGAAGGCGTTGCCGTAAGCGATGACGCGGGCAACCACCCGCTCGGTCGTGCCGTTGGCCTTGGCCACGCACGCCACCGTCGTGGCGCTGGCATTCAGGAGCGCGAGGCTGGGACATAGCTTGTGGGCAACCTCGTCCGTGGTGGCGATGCGGGCGTTGATCCGATCGAGCGTGTCTGCGGCGTCCTTGAGACTTCCGGCCGCACAGCCGCTCAGAGCGAGCGACAGGCCGGCTACGATGGCAAAGCGGGTCATTGGGTCACCTTGGGGTGTGCGCGGTCTTCGGCGATGGCAGTGAGCGCGGCCGGGGCGCCTGGGGCGATCTTGATGCTCTGCACGCCCGGCACGGAGGTTGCCGCCACGACTTTGAGCGCGTCTGGCACGCCGAGAAATGCCTCCTGCTTCTCGGGGCCGTCCATGGCTGCGACCACGGCGACGGTGTTGCTCTTGGTATGCGTAAACCATCCCCATACGCCTCCGAGAACCGGCGGGATGACGGAGACGAGCACGATCAGGGCCTCGACGCCCTTGGATAGTTCCTCAGTGTGGGTGTACCCCAGCGCGATCAGGAGACCGCTCAGCGGACCCCCGGCCGAAATGCCGGTACGCAAGGCGGACAGAGCTTGCTGCCAGTTCATGAACGACTTTCCTTTCGTGGACTGCGCGTCGGCAGTCGGAACCTCCCAGGGGTCCAATCCTAGTGCCCGCATGTTGTCTTCGCGGTTGTGTACGGCCATCGGATTAAAACCATCCATGCATGGTGTGGGTGATGTTGTAGGATGCGCTGCCGGCGGTGCAGTAGCCCCAAAATTCGAACTGATATACTCCGTCGCTCAGCGCAAGTGCGCTGTGGGCGCCGCTCAGGTTTACTTTGTGTCCCGGAGCAGCGGCAGTTCCGCCGCTCGGCGTCAGTACCGGTGCATAGGGTGTACCGGGCGCCGATAGTACACGGCATTTAATCATGGCCATGATTTCGGCATTAGGCGCGTCACTTGTGGCAAATCCGGAAATCAGCGACCACACGCCGCGCCATGCCCATGCGCACGCGATGATGCGATGGTACTGCGGGTTGATCTCGTGGGGGGTCGCCCCGGAGATGGCTCCGCCGGCCTGTGAGGTCGTGAGCGGAAGCGGCTGCGCGGCGGACTCATTCCACGGAGACGGAGAATGCAGCAACCGCGGCGATGTCGGATAGCTCGGCGGATATCCGAATAGCAACGATGAAATGTTCGGAATGCCAGCGTCAGAGACAGGGTAGCACATGCCGACCAGCAGGCATCGGTTGCCAACGGGATCGACCCATTCCGGCATGCCGAGAGGGTGCAAAGCGCCGTTGATCTTGTAGTGATCGGCGTCGTTGAAACCATGGTTGGTGAAATTGAACTCAGGCTTTGACGCACCCGGAGGCAGGAACAGGTATTCGTAGTATGCCGTCCCTGGCACGAGGCTCTGCCCCGGGACGCCATCCACATAAGCCGTTCCGTTAAACAGCGATGCTTTGACCCCGTTCGTCGTGTCAGCGTTGACTGGAAGCGAGCGCGCCACGTATTCGCTGCTGTCTGGATTCCAAAGTACGGTTTCCGCGCCATTGCGGCCGAACGCCAGAAGACGCTGGCCGGGATTGTCATTACAAACGTAGAGAGCAGCAGCATGTGACATTTGAATATCTCTTGAGCTATATGAAATAGACTAGAGTTCCGCGAAGTGAGACGCTTGAGCCTGACGCTACATCCGTAGTCGATACGTTTACGTTGGTCTGACCGGACCCTGACAGTTGGAAGATCAGCGTTGTACCACTCGTGACACCGCACATGTCCGTATAATTGGCTCTTGTCACTCCGCTCCACGTGAATGTTCCGCCTCGGGTCGAGATCGCTGCCGAGACCGGAAGACCGGTCAGTGTGAGATTTCCAGAGGCAGTCGTATACGTAAACGTCGATGTCACGACATCAAAACGCGCAATCACAATATTTCCGATTTTGACGTAACTCCCGGCCTGGGTGGAGTATGCGACAGAAAGATCCCCGGGCGTCGCGAACGTAAGGGCGGGCGTAAACGACGTGGTGCCGATATAGTCGCTGATGTCGGCGGCAGACAGCTGCGCGACAGTGACTGCCGCACCCGCGGACACCTGCTTGAGCACTCGCGACGTGCCGCCCGTGGCCGACAGGTCTGCATTCGTTCCGCCGGCAGCAAGGCCGAGTGTCCCAAAAGTCATCGCGGCAGCGCCGCCCCCGCCACTGAGCAGCGGCTGACCCGAACTACCGGCCCCGGTCGGGAGATTGAAGTTATAAGTTCCCGCTACCGCCTGCGGCTTTATGCTGATTGTTCCGCTCGTCGAGCCCAGGAAGTTAATGAGCCCGCTTGAGCCGACTATGCCGGCTTGCAGAGTAGTCGCAAAAACGGCACCGCCAGGGTTGTTGAAAAGTTGAGACATTATAGCACCGCTCCTATTGAGGAATGTGGCCGAGGATGTCGGTAACGAAGGTGGCGCTTCCGACGCTGACGGCGATATCCGTCTTGCATGTGAGTACGCTCTGGGATGGAGCGGACTCCCATGACGCTGTTATGTGGATTGGCTGATTGGCTTCCGTCGCCACGGCGGTATACGTCGGGCTATTAGTAACTACGGTATTCCCATTGAAGGCTAGAGTGCTGATCGCGATGCGAAAGCTAACCACTGCCCCGGAGGTATCGCAGGTTACTGTCGCCTTGGCATCAAAGCGCGGGCTGTCACTGATCCCCTCAGTCACCGCAAAGATGGATGGCGTCGTCTTCGTCGCAAGGACGGCCGATGATGTGACGTTCGATACGGTCGTAGTCTGATAGCCGAACTTCCAGCGCGTGCCGCCGAAATGTGAAAATACCGGCATTCCCATGGCAGTGGCGGGCACGATCTGATTCGATATATCTCCCGCTCCCGTCCAGATCATGCCTACATATGTGCGCGTGTTATCGATGGTGGACCCACCTGCCGTTGTAGTTTTTACATATATCCCAATCTCATTGCCGATCGGTATCCACCCTATCGTGCCGACGCCAAGATATGTCCGCCAGAACTCAAGCCTGTTCGCGTTCTGGTTGGTCGGGTCCGTGTTGTTGACGTAAATGCAGTAAAGCTGATTGTTCGCAAGGTTTTGATTTGCCACACCGTCAACATACGTGGTGCTTCCCGCGAAAATATTCGTTGCATTAATCGTATCAAACCGAACCATGCGAAAGGATCCGGTTGTCGCATTCCAGATCAGAAGCCCTTGCCCGTCTTCTTGTGTCAGAGAAAGTGTAGTAGCCGAGCTTCCCTGCAGCTTGCAGCGGCCGTGTCCAAACGGAGTTTCCTCCCACTGCAGGGGCGGGCTTTGGATGACGAAGACATCAAGTGCTGAGCTATATCGCACGCGCAATGGTTTGTTCTTTTGGACATTGTAGTATACCGAATAGGAATATCCATCTGATCCCTTGATGTTCTTCGCTGCGACTGAGTCGACTGCGAGCGTAGGTAGTGCGGCGACTACCGTTGCTGTCGGAACAATCACGAACTCCTGCCCATCGATCAGCGATGTAAGCCCCAGCCCAGTAGTCAGCGTGATCGCCGATGAGGTTCCTCCGACTGTGCCAGAGCTATAAGTTTGGGTCAGCGCCTTGTCGTAGTCATCGAACAGGCTATCGGCGTCGGTCGGATCGATCTCCGTCCCGAGAATGGGATTGCTGAAGCTGTTCGAGACTCGGGTGAAAAGCCCCGTGGTAGGATTGAACGGCATCTAGGCCCCCACGAAGATGATGAAATTGACGATCAGTGCACCCGCAACGATTGGGTGGGCCGAGCCGGACCCAAGATTGCTGATTGTGCCAGCTGGAGTAAAGGTAGCGTTGCCGGTCAGGGTCGCAATTCCTGTTATTGACTGTCCAAGTCCACCATTGGCCAATGTGGTAGAATTACCAGTAAATGATAGGGCGCCACCCGGCCCAAAAGTAACTGACGGACTTTGGAGAGTTCCCGTGAAAGTAGGGGCAACCGCCGGCAACTGAGCTTGCGTCAGCGTCCAGTTCTGACGATCCTGCGAGCCTCCCAGCACATTGCCGTTGAAATTTCCGCCGGCAACCGTGATGCGCGTTCCCGTGGTGTCCTTGCCGAAGGGCGAGCGGCCTCGAAGGTCAGGCAGCAGCGGGTCTGATCCGCTCACGCCATAGGGATTGCTCGAGGCGATCAGGGCGGTGCGGAGCGGGCTTGTTGCGGTCAGCGCCGTGCCATCGCAGAGATGCCAGCCACTTGGCGCCGTAGTCAGCCCGTAAATCCGGATTTCTCCGACGATCGGCCGAATGCTGAATCCGGCCACGTCAGTAAGGTCGGTGGTCGAGGCGGTCAGGACATCCGATCCCCCGCATTCGATCGCCTGCGTGTTCGCCGCGGTACGGTGGATGCCAGTGTCTGGGTCGGAGGCGTAGTTGAAGCCGTCGTTGGAAAGCGGAATCACAGCCGTTGGCGAGGACTGGCCGTCCTTGGTGACGCAGTTCGTGAGGCCGCCGGCAAAGTCGGTGTTGTTCGAGTTCGTGGCGCTCGACGAGATCGGCGTGCTCGACGTGAAGGCCGGCTGGTCGACTGTGAAGTTGCCGTTACCATCATACGGGGCCATGGAAACTTTCCCTTGATTTTATTGGGCTTGTTGCAGAATATGGAAACACCCGACATGGAGAATTATCATGGCTTCCTGTAGTTTTTGCGATCGGCCAGCCATCGCGAGAAGGCTTTGCAACACCCACTACCAAGAGAGATGGAAAAAAGGGACCATCGGTCAGTTCTCTTCCCCAAGAGAAGAGGTTTCCATTGACGATAGGTTGAAGTCCAAGATCACGATTACTCCAGGACCTATGTCCACTCCCTGTTGGGAGTTCGATGGCGCCCGCAATGAGGAGGGATATGGGATGATCTGGCATAAAGGTAAGCACATCAGGGCTCATCGAGCCTCCTACACCATTCACAAGGGAGAGGTTCCGGACAGGACTGCGGTCCTGCATCACTGCGATAAACGACCTTGCGTCAACCCGGATCATCTCTTCCTTGGGAACCGCAGCGACAACAACAAGGATTGTGCGAGCAAGAACCGTTTCCCACTCAATGGACGGCACCATGCCACCAAACTGAGTAGCGGCGATGTTCAATGCATCCGAGACAGCGACCTCACCCAGGCGGAACTCGCCGACCACTACGGTGTCGCCCAATCCACCATAAGCCGCATCCAACGAGGCGAAAGGCGTACGAAAATCCATCTCTAGGGCCTCCCGCTCATGGCGGCGGCCAGCAACGCCCGAGCGATGGCGGCACGGGTTGAGTGATCGCGGATGGCAGGAGAGAGCAGCTGGTTGCCCAGATATGCCTGCGCAGGCCGGGACATCAGAAGCCGGCCGATTGCAGCGGGCGCTGCCACGCCTGCCATGGAACCGAGCGCTGCGCCAGGCGGGCCACCGGTGAGCGCTCCTGCCGCGGAGCCAATCGCGCTTGGGATGGCCGCTGAGACCACACGCGGCATTGATCCGGACTGCGGCAGCGGTCGCAGGATAGCGTTGCCGGCCCGCACCAGCGGCCCCAAGTCGCCCTCGCCTCGGGCATAGCGACCCCGGTTGGCGCCAGATGCAAGGCCCGTCCGCAGTTGCATGGGCGACAGCAGACCCTCGGCCGCCTGCTCGCCAGATGCCGCGGCGCCGCGCTCGATGTCCCGCATGTTGCCGTATTGGCGGCGAGCGGCGGCCCATGCGCCGACATCGGCGGGGTTTGTCGCTTGGATCGACCGCTCCATGGCTGCGTCCAGGGCATTTCGCATCTCGCGGAGAACATTCGAGAAATGCCCATCGGCTTGACGCATGGAATTGGACTGCGTCGTCAATCGTGATCGCGTCCGCTGATAGATTTCGCCCGGCAGTGCGGCGAGACCGCCCGGAGGGTGCGCGGCGGCATTGGTCAAGTCTTGGATGTAGTTCGCGACGATCTCACGCTGCTGCACCGGAAGCGTGCGGCCGTAGTCCGTGGCGATCCGATGGATTTCGTTCACGAACGGCTGGTCAAAAATCAGCGTATTGCGAGCGGACAGGTCATTGAACTCGCCCGCGATCCGATCCCTTGCGGCAGTCATCCGCTCCGGATTAGCCAGAATGGGCTCGTCAGGCGCCGCACGAACAACTTCGCCCGTGCGCCCCATGGCCGCCTCAGTGAACTGCTCGGCCGAGCGCTCCTGCGCTCTTGCGGCCTGCCCGCCCGCGCCCGGATAGTCCCCCAGCGCGCTTTCGGCATAGCGCAGCGCAGGACGCCCGGTGATCTGGCCGGCGGTCGGCTGAATGCCCTCCTGCGTCAGCGTGTCGACGAGCGCTTGCCGGCGGGCGGAGATCGGGAGCGGCGTTACGACACGAGCCGCGGCGCTGGGGGCAAGTGCACCGGCACCTGCGCCGAGTAGCCGGGCCAATTCCTCATACTTCGAGCCTTTCGTTGCCTGCCCGGCCGCCTCCGATCCCACTCCGCCGGTGGTCGCGGTCAGGATTTTCGCGCCGATACTTCCGGGCCCGAGATAGCTCAGCGGCGATCCAAGGAACTCGCCCGCGGTTTTTGCGTATTCTCCATACTTCGTCTCGGGCTCGTGCTGCGGAATTGCGGCCTCAACCTTGGCCGTCGCGCGGTCGATCGTGTCGGGGGCGTAGAGGCCCTGGAGCGCCTCCCGAGCGCCTTTGATCTGGCTGGACACGCCTTCGGGCAACACATGCTCGGCGATCCATGCGAGTGCGCGCGTCGGCAGTTCAGGCAGGTCGCGGAGCGCGCGCGGTGTGTTCACGAGGGACTTGGCGGCGCCAGACGCAGCAGACTGGACGATGTCCGCCGGGACGGATGTCGCCTGATGCGCCGCCCGGAGTTCGTCATCCGTCATTTCCGAAAGCGGCTTGGCAACTGGCGTTGCGGCAGGTGTGGCAGAATTGCCACGCGCCAGCGCCAGAAGATCCGCATCGGAAAGGGCGGTCAGATCGGTCACGGCTTGAGGCCCCTCCGCTTCATCTCGGCCTCGATCGCAGAACGGTCAGGCTGGCCAGCAGCGGCCGGGGCGGCAGCAGGCTCCTTGCGCTGCTTCTGGAACTCGCGATATCCCTCCATGGGGTCGGGCAACTGCCGTAGCATCTTCTCGGCATCCGGCCGGCTGATCTCTCCGGTCAGTGCTTTCGCTCCAATCTCTGCCGCGCGCACCTTGTTCTGGTAGAGGCCATCAAGCGTGGTCTTCATGATCGCATTGCCTTCTGGGGTGTTCCCGAGCGAAGGCAGCGACTTGACGAAGTTCTTCAACTCGTAATCGGACTGGGCGCCCGATCCCTTCACGCGCAGCGACGGCGCAACCCGATTGACGATGGCCTCGTATGCCTGGATATCGCTCAGGCCCTCGACCTTGATTCCCAGCGCATCCGCATAGGGTCCAAGCGCCGCCTTCACCTCGGCCCCCTTGCCGGTGCCGATGTTCTTGCCGAGATCCACCAGCGTGTTCATGTCGGACAGCATTTGCTTGGCGTTCGGCCCATCGGCAGCTAGTTCATTGAACCGCTCGGCCTGCTGCTTGGCGCCAATCTTCTGGAATTCGCTCTCTCCCCTCTGGTCAATCGTGAGAGTTTGCGCCCCGGCCTTCTTCAGCCCAGTCTTCCAGTCGTAGAACGACGGCGGGGCGCGGCCGGCAGCGCGATCCTGCTGGACGGACAGATTGTATTCCTTGATCTCGTCGGTGTTTCCGCTCTCCCCGAGAGTCTTGGCGAGCAAGGTCTGCCCCATGGCCTGCGTGCCGGGGTTGGAGAGCAGCGCAGCGATCTGCCGGCGCTTCTCCATGGGCATGTCGGCGAGTAGGCCGGTGCTGGCCGTGGGAGGCGGAGGTGCCGCCGGGATCACGGGCACGGGCGCGGACGGGGCGAGCGCGGACGGCTGGCCTCCGGGGCGCGGCTCGTAGAGTCCCGCGGCCTCCGCCTCGCTGTCGCCCCACACCTTTGGCGTCGGCATCACCTCGGGCCGGCTCAGGGCCGCGGCGACCCCAGCGCGGCCGGCAGGAGGGGGCGCCAGCAATGACCGATTGTAATCGCTGTTCGGGTCATCCATCGCGGCAGGAGTGACCGGCAAGGCAAGTCGCCCGGCCGGTGCAACCGGAGAGCGCATTTCTGGTGCTGAGCTAACTGGGGATGGCGATGCCGTGCCCATGGGCGGGGCAGGCGGGGACTCCACAGGTGCCGCGGCGGCCGGCGACGACCCGCCACCGAACAGCGAGGCGACCCGATCGATCGGGCTCTGATACTGCGGCACATACGGGGTTTGGTTCGGCAGCCCGAGCGCCTGCAGCATGGCGTTATTACTGTCGTAGCGGGACTTGCGCTCGTTTTCCTCCGACTGGGCGAACATATTGCCGCCGATCGCGCCCTTCGCAAGCTCGTCTAGGCCCTGCGCCCAATGATGGACCGGCTTCTCCTTCGAGAAGTCGAACAGCTGCTGCGCGATCTGCATGCGCCGGGCAATCGCCTCGGGTGTATAGGTGCCGCTGTCAACCATAGGAAGACCCCATTCCCATGATCGGCAGGTGGGCGGCGCCGAGCGCCATCATCCCGCCCGGCCGGCGTGGCGGAGTGGCAGCCATCGGGAACTGGCCACCGCCCTGTACTGGGAGTGCCGCCACCTGCGGAACGACGGGCGCGGCATGTTGGGGCATCGCCGTGGCCGGCTGCGGTCCTTGGGTGGGTGGCGCGGCATCGAGTGCCCCGCTGATGCGCTGGATGGCATCCATGCGCTTGGCCTGCTCGGGCGACGGGCGCGCCGCCTTGAGCAGGTCCATGATCGACGAGCCAACGGCGCCGGCATCGCCTCCGGACGGCTGCATTCCGATCGCGAGAAGGTCAAGCGGATCCATTGAGCGCCTCCGCCACAGCCGTATAGTTCACGGCGTCAATCCCCGGCATGACTTCCGCCGTGGCATCCGGCGCGACCTTCTTGACCTCGTCCGCCATCAGGCCAAGCTGCATCAGTCCACCGCCGAACTCGGGCTTATAGCGGAACTTGTACAGGTTCAGCCCATTGTCGAGCTTCCCGACCTTCTCGATGTCGGTTTTCGCCTTGCGGCTGGACATCATCCAGCCCCCGAGCGCGGTCTTGCCGAGCCCGAACAGGCCAGACATCATGTTCTGCTGATTCTGAAGCTGTGCGTTATATCCGACGTTCTGCTGGTTGAGGCTCTGCCCCACAGCGCCGATGTAGTCGGTCGGAGCCACGCCCGGCTGAGGCGTATTCGTGAAGTTCGGCTGCGAGACCTGAGAACCGCTCATCAGCGCCGTGATCTCGTTGATGGGTTGATTGCGCTCGGTCAACCCCTCCTGGATCGCTTGGCCGCGGCCCTGCAGGAGAAGCTGATTATAGGCGTCGTTCTTGTTCTGCCCGAATTGGGTCTGCGCATTGTTCCACGCCTCCGAGCCGGGCCGGATGCCCTTGTTGATCAGCTGCGTTTCGAGGGCCGATTGCTCCTGCTGGAACCTCGGGTCGAGCCGCTTGCTGCCAAGGTCGTATAGCCGGGCCTCAGTCGACTCGTTACCGAGCGTCACCGGCTGGTTGAGCAGATTGCCGATCTTGGCGGACTGGCTGACGCCGATGTTGCCCAGGTTCTGCTGCGTCTGATTCGTCAGATCAGCAAGGGCCTGTTCCTGCGGAGAATACGCTTGCGTGGCCTCGAACCGAGGCGTGCCGTCGTCCCACTTGCCGATTTGACGATAGGTGAGCGTGCCTTGCGGCGTGACCTGATTTGTCGCGTTAAGACCATACTGGGCTACAGCCGTGTCTTTGTTCATCTGCGCCTGAGCTTGCGCAGTCTTCACTGGATCTGGCGCGGCCGGGGCTGACGGGGCTTGCATTATAGCCTCCACCGCTTGCGGAATTCGGGCATGTCATCCCGCGTGAGAGAATAGGCAATGCCATCCATTGCGCCGTAGAGCCGGCGGGCGGTGCCTTCGTGGTGGAATCCGAGTTTCGGGGCCAGCCTGCGGACGCGCTTGTTGTCCTTCCGCGTGTGCACTTGGAGGCGGGCGCAACGCAGCTGCCGGAACACATACTCGTCGACTGCTCGCCAGGCGCCGCGGGTCATGCACCCAGCGCCGGCCACGCTCATTTCGATGGCATCGCCAGTGTAGCCGGTGAACACGAACCCGCCGCGGAGGTGCCCAGTCCCATCCACAAGGCCGAACGCAGTGAACGGCGCCTGAAACGGCTTCCCGAGGATCGAAGCGACCCAGTCCGCAACCGCCTGATCGTGGCCCAAAATGAGATGCATCAGACGATCGACCCCACTTCGTACGTGATGTCGAAGGCGTTCACCTGCAGCGCGATCTCAGGCGTGGTCACCTCGCCCCATGTCCCAAAGCCCCACAGACTAACGCCCCACACAGCTGCTAGGCCCGTGCTGCCGCTCGACACATCCACCGCCATGCGGATGGAGGCGCAGTAGCCGAGCCCCGCCACGGTGGTCCAGTTGGCCTGCACCGACGTTTCAGTGGGCCACACGTCGACATCCCACAACGCCTCGTCCCAGAGTGCCGCAGAAGTGGCAATTGTGGTCGGCGTCGAGATCGGTGCATCGGTGCGGAAGTCAACATTCAGCGCCAAGCCCGGATTGACTTGGCCGTCCGTCGTCAGCTGCGGCCGGCACATGGTCCAGCGCTTCTGCCGGCCACGCTGGCCGAAGTAGTTGAATGCCGTGCGCAATTCGCCATGCAGTACCGCGCCGTGATCCGTGCCCGACGTGTCGGCCTCGTAGACCACGCCGTCATTTCCACCGAAGTAGAGCGTATCGTTAAGCAGTTCCCAGCATGAGCCATTCATGCCCAAGAATCGACACCAAGCCCCGCTCAGCGTGTTCATGACGTACTGGTATTGCGTCTCGTTCTCGACCACCGGAACGTTTAGGATCGCCCGAGTGCCCTTGGGATAGCTGATCAGCTGCCAGCCGAAGTGGTCGCCCCAATCCCGTGCGGATTGGTTCATCACACGCTGGATGCGCTCGGTCAGCGCCACCTTCTGCACCGCGGCGCGCTCGAAGATCATGGCGCGGGAGAGCGGCACCACACCGTCAATCGAGATGATGGCGATATCGGCACCCACGCGCGTCAGGCACCGCTGCCCGATCGGGGCGCCCATGTCGAACACGCCGACGAGGACGAAGTCGACGGCCGGGTCCACGCCACGATAGATCGCCACCTGGCCGCGCGAGGACAGAAACACGGCATAGTCGTCAGGGCCATCGCCGGCATCGATCGACCATGTTCCCATCGAGCGCAGGTGTCCGCCCTCAGTGAACAGACCCCCGAGCGGGAACTTCGTCGCCGCACCTTGAATCGAATCGACCGGCAGGTAATAGGCGTCCGATGAGTCCTGCGCCACGAACCAGATGCGATTCTTGTGCGCGTTCACGTCGATCGCCGCCGCCGACATCCCTGTAATGGTTGCTACAGCCCACACCGCACCATCGTAATACTGTGGATCATCCGCTCCATTGACCGCGTAGAGGAACAGTCCGCCCGTGGTCGCGAAGTTGATGTACTGGAACCGCGCGTTGGTGAGGCCGGTGACCTGTACGGTGGAGGTGCCGCCGGTCACGTCGAAAATGCTGTCATCCGACGCGGCGAACAGGCGACGGGTGGCCACGCCCTCGTAGGCCATCAGGGTCTCGACCGGCAGCGTGGTCGCCGTATCGGCGTGCCGGATGAAGCCGCGACGAAGCTCCACGAAGTCAGGCTGTGGGAAGAAGTTGTCGAGTTGGGTCGCCCTCTTTGGCGACATCGCGGCGATCGGCGACACGGCATCCCAACCCTCGATGGGCGCCGGCACCGATGCGCCAGTCGCCACCATAGGCACAGCAATCTGTACCCGGCCCGGCACCTGGAGCCCCGATCCGCTCTGGTATGCCAGCTTCCTCATACCGGCACATTGCCCTGCGTGATGTTGAACGAGTTGGTGTAGCCATCGGCGAGGATGGCGACATGCGTTGAACCGGTCTTGATGCCGACGATGATCGTCTCACCGGTCACAGGGATGACCATGGAGTTCGTCTGCGCCGCAGTGACGGCTCCGGAAGCACCAAAGCGCACCCAGATGAGATTGCACGTGCCTGCCATGCGCTTCAGCCGCAGCGCCGGGTTGGTCCCGAGCGTCGCGGTCGGCAGCGCCAGCGTCGCCGACACGTTCGTTACCGCCTGGACCACGCTGTCGGTGTTGGGCACGAAAAGGGTCATCCCGGGAAGAACCCATCCTGCACGTTTGCGCTAGTAATCAGCAAGGGGAACCGCCTTCGGTTCAAAGACAAGTCAGGCATACCACCGTCACGGGCTCTTTCTCTATTTACGAAATCGACGTACTCTGCTTGCATTGCTGCATAGTCAAAACCTTTGACGGCGAAGAACCTCCACTTTACTCCAAGTATCAGCATATCCTCGTCGAACAACGGAACGTCAGTGTCGGCGGTAAACCGGTTCTTCGTCGTGCCGTCCACGGCCTCGACCCAGCCGTTGCTCACATACTCGAACACGAGCGCGGCGGGGACGGTGGTTGCTGCCGGCGGAGGCCAGAGGCGGAATGCGGTCGGCTTCTTGCCGATTTGCCGCCAGCGCCGCCGCGGGCCGGTCGTGACGATGCCCGAGCGCTGCCACTGGTCGAACTGCGGCGACTGCGGCCCCACTAGCATCCAATGGTTCGTGCGGTCCCACCACGTGTGCGGGATGTAGCGGTCGAAGTTGCTGACGATGTTGTACGTGTCGCGCGCGAAGGTCAGCGTGACGCCGGTATCCGTAGCGGTGGCCTCCATCTCGCAATCGACCGTGGTCGCGGTCACGGTGCCGGTGACGCGCTGCGCCTGCGGCATGCCGGTGCCCGAGACCGAGAACGCCCCGGAGACGATGCCCGTCGTGCTCGACACGTTGGTGATCGTGGTCGACCCGGTCGTAACGTCACCGGTCACCGTGATCGGCGTTTCGAGGTTGATGACCTGCTCACCCTGAAGGCTCGTCCAATCCTTCGACTTGAACACCTCGATGCCGTCGCGATTGACCAGCGCCAACAGCTGCTTGATCTGCAAATCGGCCGAACCCACGACAGAGGCCGGGGCGACAAGCCCAAGCTCGTTGCACGCGGTTTGGACGATCGTCAGCAGGTCCATGGGATCAGGCCGGGGCGACAGTGCCGATGGCAAACCAGCCGGTGGACGAATAGCGCATGAAGACGCCGCAGAGCTGGACCACGATGGCGATCGGGGTATCTGCCGCGGCTCCATTGAACGTGCCGCTGGTCGGCGGATAGACCTTGGCTGTACCGCCCGTCACGGCGATGACGTAGGGGACCATCAATTCGGCGGTGGAGGGCAGACGCACGCCATCCGAGCCGCTTCCGGTCACCACGATTGAACGCTGCTCCTTGAGCAGGACGGTCGCATTCGCCGTGGTCGTGCCAGCCGCAGTCACGGCTGCCTGCGACGGGTAGCCCTCGCGGCTCGAATACTCCGCCGGCATACCGACGCCCATGAGGTCCTTGGCGAGCATTATGCGATCTCCTTTCGGGCTTCCCGAGCGGCAAGCTCGGCGTTGGTTGGGCGGCCGGGACCGCGGCGGGGGAGCTCGTCAGCCTTGGCCTGCGCATCGGCGAGGGCGGCCTCCAGAGCGGCGATCTTGTCATCTTTGGCACGGCTGGCGAGTTCCAGCGCGTCGAGCCGATCGGCCATGCCGTGAAAGCTCTTGCCCTTCTCGGCCTCCTGCAGCCACGCCTGCGCCTTCATCTTGTACTGGCGACCGCCCAGTCCGATCTCTTGAATGCCGGTGTCGCTGAGGCCAGCCAGCTGCTCGACCACGAAGACGCCTGCGCGGCGGAAGTTCTCGACGATCGCGGGCTCGGACGGGAACAGGAGCGACAGCGGAGCGCCCTCCACCTCCTGCTTCTGCCCACGCTGGAACGCCGCGTACTGCCGCGGAAAGCGCTCGATGTCGACCGGCCGCGCTGGCTGGTTGTACTCGCTCAGCCGCGAGTCGCCAGGCTGGATGATCTTCACGAACACCACGTCCCGGAACACCGGATAGCCGGATTCTTTCGACCGGGCCTGGTCGACGACCGCCTTGGTGTGGAACTCGGCGAAAATGCGCTCGTCGGAACCGGGCGCGTCATAGCTCATCATTGCGTCGGGCATTGCAGGCTTTCCTTGTTCGTCTGTTGAAGTCGCGAAAGAACCGGCTTGGCGTGGACCGAACTGCCCATGATGGCCGCCCAAGGCTGGGCTTGAACGAGAGCCATCATTTCGATGCGCCATTCGTTGGCGAACTCGCATCCGCCAGTCTCGGGCCACATCGGAACGCCCTGCGTAAAGTGAACGAGGCGCGCTTTCGGATTGGGGGCATCGTAGCCGACAAGATGGTTCCACGCGGCCGGCAGCTCACCGATCCGCTCAGCCCAGCCGAGCCCAAGCGGATTCTGCCGCTCGTTATCGATAAATTCCGGTGTCAGTCGCTGGCAAAGCTCGTTGTCGAATACCATGACGGACGACCATTCGAACTTCATCTTGTTCTTGACCACGGATACGTCGCAAGCACTTGGAGCCGCCTTGAACAACTCGGCAATGTCGCCGCGGACCATCATGTCGGCGTCAAGGAACACGGACTTCCCCTTGAAACCGCAAAGATAGGGGCAGATGAAGCGCGAATAGGTAAACGGCGTCAGCCCTCGCCGCTTCATCGGCAGCGTCGGAAGGACCAGAGGCGTAATCGACACAGGCTGGCTGGCATGCCGCATGATCGAAGCATGCAGGACGTGATAGGAAACCGCCTGCCGGTCATCGTAGCCTACGAAAACCCTCAGCATTGCATCCCCGCTTGCCTGCACATCTCCTGCAGGAGTCCGTCGCCGAACATACGAAACTTGGCGCCCTCCCAAAGGCGAAGATCGTCCATGAACTGCCGGGCGTAATCCACAAGGGAGGGATTGGTTTTGAACCAGCGATCACCGCAGCGGACGTTCAGGAGGGCCTTCGGGTTCTGGTCGGCATGCGAGCCCGCATACTGTCCACCTTCAGCCGCGCCTTCCGCATAGGAACTGTCCATGGCGTGAACGTCGAAACTCCGGTATCCGCGCGCATAGAGTAGAGAGATCGACCGCAGCCCGACACTGCCGCCTCCGATCAAAAGCCACGCTTCCGGCTCGATTGACCATACGAAATCTGCCGAGACTTGGCCGTTATGCAGGTGCCAAAGCGACAGGTCGTAGCCGGCAAGCTTACGCACATAGGAGGGGTCGACACATGACGCCAGCCAGTAGCTCACGTCCTTATGCGGCGCACCCATTTGATCCGCATTCCGCGCGCGAGGATCGCAGTCGATCATTGCACGCGGGATGATGCCGCGGTCGATCAGGAACTGGTGAGCGGCCCCCACGCAGTAGACATCCTGCAATCCCTTGAGCAGAGGCCACGTATTCTGGAGCGATGGACCGTAGCAGACCAGCGAGGCCGTCCGATCGTGCGGGGGCACACCGTCCTGGACGCGCCTTGATACCTTCGCGCAATTGCGCCGCACGTTCTCGTTCCTCCGGACGTCGTCCATTGCGGAGATTGAGATGATTTTGCCCAACTCCGGGATCAGAAGCGCCTCGCCAAAGCACGAGGTTTCGGCCTCATTCCAATCGTATATGGAGAACTTCTCGGACAGCTTCTTCTTCCACCATGCCGCGGAGTGGAAAGACAGGTGGGGGTTGCGCCCATCAGGTAGCACATGGTTATGCGCCAACTTGGTGCTGATGCAGAAAAACAAAGTGCGCTTGGTGACGCTTCGAAGGTGCTCCAAAACGCTATCCAGTAGCTCTGGCTCGATATGCTCAAGAACATCGGTGCAGACTACCAGATCCGCCGGTTCGGCAATGGTTTTGCCTTCGACGGCCGGGTCGTATTCCTTAACGTCCCAGTTGAATAGTGCCTTTTTCAGGGTTCCCTTGCCGCATCCATAGTCAAGGATGGATTCGCAATGGTTGTTCTTGGCAACATTGACCACTCGCGAGGCCCATTTATAGCCTCCCACGCCGAACTTGGGGCTTCTATGAAGCTCCCTATTCTGCTCGCGGTAGTTATCGGTAATCAGCAAGACGCCACCCTTCTCTCAAGGTACACTGGGTTGCTTTTACGCGCCGGTCCCTTACACGTCCAGATCGGGGCGTCGCGATCGAAGTTGTAGCAGACGAAGTCTTGCGTCAACTTCAGCACATCAAATCGGCTCCCCATCTCCTGGTAGACCTGCCACACGGTCGCCTGATCGTCCCCCCACCGGTTAGACTGCGATAACAGCTTTTCCCGCACACGCTCGGCAAACGGCTTTGCCCTCATGTTCCAGTATGATGCCGTTAGGAGAACCTGGAGGTTTTCCAGCCAAGGCGCGATCCATGGCCGCAAAAACAGCGCCATGTCGCAGTCAAACTTGATGGGCTTGTTAATGATGGAATCGATGTCCAGAATCAGCACATCTTCCCTATCAAGCATCTCTGGCAAGCGAAGCAGGCGCAGCCAGCAGCTGAATATACGATCTTCGTCGTAATCCAGCTTCTCGCGCCACTCCGGGAAGTCTTCGGCCATGTCGACCTTGACCCTGTGCCCGCACTTCTCAGCAGAACGGATAAACGCCTCCCCGTGCTCGGAGAAGTACCCCTGACACGAGGAGGCGTATATCAACATCACGCGCCAGCCAGCGGCTTGCGGACCGAGATGGAGTTCCCGACCACCAGCGTCGCTGACGCCGTCGAGCCCGACGCCGTGACCACGCAGGTGATTCCGGAGACCTGGTAGTGCGAGACCGTGTTCGTCGCGCCAGTCAGAGCGCCCGCGGTATCGAGCGAGTACAGCGGCACCGAAATGCCGGCCGATGCCACCAGCGCGGTGAACGTTCCGGACAGGATGAACCAGCCGGCCTGGCCAGTCGTGAGCGAGGTGGCGCCCTGATAGAAGCCGATTTGCATGGCCAGACCTTCAGGCACCGCGGTAGCCGCACCTGCTCCGCCGATCGCCGTCGCGCGGAAGGTGGAGTTGATCGCGCAACAGGTATACTGCGCGATGGTCGTGGTCGTATCCGCGAAAATCCATCGCGAGCCGTCCGTGCCGAGTTCGATCGTGCCGAGCTTGAACGGATAGTTCGGGTTGGACGGGTCATTCGTTGTCGAGATCGCGGCGGTCTGGTCGTACTTCGTGTACGTCTGGTAGAAGTTGGTGCCGATCTTCGTCAGAGGAAGCGCAGCCATTGTCAGGCCCCTTTCGTGGGAGCGGTGAGCGCCCGTTCCGGCTCCCAGCCGTACCGAAGGCGCGAATGAAGACGGTCGTAGGGAATGCCCACTTCAGCCGCCCATTGGGTGACGTTCATGGTCTTGCCGAAGGCCGTAAGCATCCGGTTATGGCGCGTATTGTTCTGCTGGTCCTTCATCGTCGCCCAACGGCAGTTGGATTTCGAGTAAGGCCCATTGTTGTCCTTGCGGTCGATGGTATAGCCCTCGGGGGGCTCTCCCATGTCCGCAAGGAAGACATCGAAATCGGCCCATGAAGGATCGACCTTGATGCCTCTCGCGCCATAATTCTTGTAGGCATGGCATTTCGGGTTTTCGCAGCGCTGGCGCATATCCTTCCAGACGCCGTAAACCCGCGACCTCGCCTTTCCGTGCTTGAAGATCCTTTCGGCATTCAGGCATCCGCACGACTTGACTTTGCCCTTGGCCAAGTCTTGGCCGTAGGCGGTGACGGCTCGGCCGCAATCGCAGCGGCAGAACCAGCGCGCATTGGTATCCGTGTCGCTGGCATTGGGTGCCCGGGCGGTCACCACGAGGCGCTCGTAACGCTGCCCCATCCGATCGATAAGTCGCATGCTCAGTTCTCCCTTGATTCGGAGAACCGACCATGCCACACTCTCGGTCAGTTGGTTAAGCATTTTCTTGCGACTACGTAGTCAAAACGCCCTGAAGGAAGGCATTCGAGAGTGTCATATTCCCAGCCCAGCCCTGTAGCTCAACCATCGCATCTTGGTTTACTGAGAACCGGCGCGGCTCGATCGGGCTCATGTTGCGGTCGGGATGGGGCCGCAGATAGATGTAGTTCGTGTTGAGGAAGTAGAAGTGCACGCCACTCGGCACGCCGCCGGTGACGAATGCATCAGCCGCGCCCCAGTTTGCGCCGTCGCCGGTGACGCCCTGGAATCCGCCGTCGAGCACGACATCGCTGTCCATGAACTTGACGCTCATGTAGCCGGCCTTGGCCACGTCGGTGTCGGTCGACGTGATGCGCTGGATGGCGTGGAGCGACTCGTTGTAGGCCCGCCAGGCAGTGTCGCTGGCAAGGATCAGGTCAGGCCGATCCTGCTGGCGGATCAACTGCGTGTAGAGCGCCAGCATGTAGCTATAGACGTTGGCCGACGTGAGAGCGGCGCCGCCGTTGGTGAGGGCGCTGTACGTGATGTTGCGCCAGAAGTTCCAGGTGCCGCGATCGATGCCGCCGATGATGCCCGATGTGGGCGTGGAGGCGATCAGGTACTGGAGGCCGCCGATCTGGTTGGCCAGCGTGCCGTCGCTGTACACGTCGTAGGCGAGGCCGTTCATGAACGTCTTCTCGGCGTTCTTGATGCGGCTTTCGAGCAGATCGATGACCTGCGACGGCCCGCTGTTCTGCAGCTGCTCCAGTCCGCTGATGGACACGGCGACGGCCGCCTGGCGCCACGGGAACTCGGCCGCGGTGAACACATCGCTCGGGGCGATGTTGAGCACCTCGTAGCCGCTGTAGCGCTTGTAGGTGGTGTTGTTGGCGTACTCCAGCTCCTGGACGATCGTGCGACCGCCATTCGCCGGCTTGACGTTCCCGCGCGAGTTCAATCGCACGAGGGCGCCGTTGTTGCGCAGCATATTGTCTGCGAGCTTCTTGCTGCGGTTGCGCAGCGTCGTGGTGACGATTTCCGACAGGCCAGGGGAGGCCATGGGGGTTCCCTATGGGTTACCCGCCGTTCATCGCCCGAATGATCTCCGCCCGAAGACTGTCCGCCGGCTCGGTGGCCGTGTCGCCCGATCGTGAGCCCGTCACCGATGACGCAGCCGTGCGCGCCTTGTTCGCGTGAGCGCGCGCTTCGGCTCGTCGTTGTTCATCCAGCTTGGCCGCCTCTGACGCTCGGACTGCAGCCCGCGTCGTAGGATTGGCCCATACCGCGCGGTCGTAAGCCTCTTGCAACACTTGGTCCCGCGACATGCCCGGATTCTCCGCCTTGACGCGGGGAATCATGGCCATGATGTCGTCGGAGACGGCGTCGAAGTGCTCGTGACCGGAACTGGTGGCGAACGTGGTGACAAAAGCGGTCGACGAATCCTGCGCCCGGCGATCCTCGTCCATAAACCGCTGCTGAAGCGGCGCCAGGATTGGCTGGACGGCTTGATGCACGAGCGCCCGGATGTCGGGCTGCTGCTGGGTCTGGACAGTCTCGGAGGAACCATTCGCGGGCGGTGAGCCGGCGAGGGTTGAAAGGTCGACGCCATATTGCTGTGCGAGGTTGCGGAGCGCGCCGGCCGGATCGCGGTTGAGCGCGTGATGCGCGGCAAGCAAGGCGTTGAGGCCCTGATCCACCGACATCCCAAGCCGCTGCGCTTCCTGCGCGACAGGCGTAAGCACCTGCTCGTAGCGTCGTCGCTGTTCGGACCACTGTCGCGCTCCGTCACTGATCTCCTGCTCTCGCTTGGCAACCGCAGCCTTGAGGGCTGGGGAGAGCTTCGACCATTCGGCCTTCGCGTCAGCCGGCCAGCCGCCAGGAGGGGCGTCCGCAGCGGTTTGAGCCGCTGGAGCGCTTGCCTTTGCCGGATCGTCCTTGGCCGGGGAAATCTTGGGGTCGGCTACGGGCGCTGCCTTTTCAGGCGCGGCTTCCGTCTTGGGGAGGAACTTGCCATCGGGACCACGAGGGCGGTCGTCGGAGGCTTGCCGTACATCTTCCGGCGCTTCAGACGCCTCTGCGCCAGTCGTGTCTGGTGCATCCGCCGACTGATCAGATCCTCCACCATCGCTCGGTGTCTCCTGCAATGCCGCAAACTGCGCCTCCAGCGAGGCCCGCAGGTCGTCCGGCTCGGCGAGGGTATCAACGGCCACGGATCATGCTGCCTTCAGGTTCTTGGATGCGCCGAAAATCCCGATGATCTCGGATTCCTTCAGGATCACGACATCCGTGCCGTCAATCTTGACCTCACTGCCCGACCACTTGCCGAACAGGACATGGTCGCCGACCTTGACGCTCATCGGAATGAGTTTGCCGGTCTCGTCGCGACCGCCAGGACCGACCGATAGGATTTCGCCCTCCTGAGGCTTCTCCTGCACGTTGTCCGGTAGATGAATGCCGCCGGCAGTAATCGCCTTGGGGATAATTCGGCGGATAATCACTCGATCGTGCAGGGGAAAGAAATCCATCAGTCTGCGCTCCCGCCAAGTTGTTGAATTGCGCGGCGAATATCCGCTGCTCGCGACGATTTGTCAAATTCGGTCAATTTCCGCGTGTCCCGCTGCCGCTCATTTCCGACTTCGACGCATCCATGAGCCCTCGTTACGCTGCGGAATTGAGACTTGCTGTCGATTAGCCGCCCGGTAATCGGATGGCGGAGCGCGTCCATCGTGTCGGAGATGACATAGGCCCCGGTGTGGCCAGTGAGCGGCTCGGCCTCGTGCTTCGGGACAAGCCGCCCATTCCGGTAGACGTACACCTCACGCTGCATTGCGCAGAACTCCCTGATGCCAGTCGCGAAGTGCGAGGGCGTCGTAGTAGGCGTTGTGTGGCCTTTGCGACACAGGCTGGCCTGGAGGCGTCTTCAGGATCGTGATGCGGCAGGGGAAGTCCAACCTGGTGCCGTAGTCAGGCCCCTCCAGAAGCTGGCAGAAGTGCGCGGCATCGGCGTGCCAGTCGCAGATGATCTCGGGGTTATCGAAATTGGCGAGCCAGACATGAAACTCCTGCTGCAGGACAAGAGCCGTCTTCTTCTGGATGAAACTCTTGTAGAGCATCGGCAGCACATTCGCCTTCACCCAAGGATGAATCAGGCTCAAGTCTGGCAAGGGAAACTCGCCGTACCAGTTCTGGTCATCCGTCACGGCAGCGAACGAGATCAATTCGCCACCGTGACCGTTGAACTCGGTATCGATGTAGATCCTAGTCGACGACATTGGCGGCCTTCTTGGCTTGCTTCGCAGGCGCCGGCTTGGACGGATCGGCGATGACGACGCGACGCGCCACCTTGGATTTCGGCCGCGACGACAACGGGTTGACCACCGGCCCGGTGTGGTAATTCCGCATCAGGCATTCATGCGCAGTGCCGGCGAGGCCGGTCTGGCCCGAGAACACATCGGGCGGGCTCACCTTCGGATCCGCGATCTCCGAAATCATCGCCGGGGGCAGGAAAACCACCGGGACACCGCGCGTCAACGTCGGAACCGGGACCATCTCGACGCGGAGGTGATGCGGGCCGACATCCAGCCATTCCGCCTCAGCATCGGCCATCAGCGCGCCGCCGATCGTGCCGTCCATGCCGACGAGCGTGTAGACCCACGGGGCGGGGATATCGCCGAGTGGCTCGCCATCCTCACGGGACAGGTCGACTGGCGGGCGGGACGCGACGGAGAACACGGGCGGGGGCTTCGGGGCTTCGGGCTCGGCCTTAACCGCCGGCTGAGCCTTGCGGGCCTGCTCCTTGGCTTCCCACTCCTTCCGGATCTGGTCAGCCTCGCGCTGCGCTGCAGCGGCGCCGGCCGGGGTTTGTTGCATTCCCCGATGCTGGTTCTCGTGGGCCGCCTTCTCGTCATCCTGCCGCTTGGTCATGTCGATGCTCCGTTCGGCTTGGCCTTGGCCGCCTCGGCCTTAGCTTCCAGCGTCTCAAGCCCGATCGCATGTTCGCGTTCCCTCGCCTCCGTGTCCAGCGACGCTGCATGCTGCTCTGCAGCACCACGGATCTGCGCCGACTGCTGCTCGGCCTGAGCCTGCATGGCCATCTTTTCCATCTCCATGCGGTGATTGGCCTGCTCGCGCTGCATCTCCAATGCCATTTTCTCGCGCTCGATCTGCGCCCGCTCCCGCTCAATCTCCAACTCGGCCTGCTTGGCCTGTAGGTTGGCTTGGATCATCGCCAGGTCGCCCTGCTGCTTCTGCTGAGCGGCCTGCATATCCATCGCCGCCTGCTGCTGGGCAGCCTGAGCCTTGATTTCCTCGGGGCTCGGCGGCGTCGGCGGGGGATTCTTGGCGGCCTTCGCCAGGTCGTCGATCAGTTGCTCGAATGCCGCCTCCAAGTCATGGCCTGCGCGGAAGCCTCGGACCCCGAACAGCAGCATGCGGCCGAGCAACGGCATGAACTGCGGCATGGTCTGGCCGAGCGGGACGGCTTGGGCGAGGAATTGCCCCACCGCGGCGAGGAACTCCGACCGCGCCTGCTGCGTCTGCTGCTGGTCCGGCTCAATGAGCGAATCGGTCTCGATGTCGATCCGGAAGCCCCGCAGCTTGTCATCGCGCAGAAGTTTTACCGCCGCGGCGAACATCTGCATGGACTTTTCCCGCGCGGCCATCGCGGGATCGACGGGAAGGGGCAGCTGGCCGGGGGGCGCCATGAGAGGGGTCGCAACTCCACCGGCCGCGCCATTACCCGGAGGAGGCGGGAGGACACCTCCACCGGGTGCAGGAGGAACCAGGCCGGGACCGGGGACGGGAGAGACAGGGGGCAGGGGCGGTCCGCCGTTGTGGCCCATCATCGGCGATGACGGCATGGCAGGGGCTTGCTCGGGAGGCCATTGCTCCTTCGCGTATTGCTCAAATCCCGACACGAGGTAGAGCGTCATCGGGTCGAAGTGCTCGGAGATGATCTCGCCCATGATCACGAGAACGTCGCGGGCGAATCGGGCGACTTCGGCCTGAAGGTCGTTCAGCCGCATGGAGCCGAACTGGCCCTTGATGCGCTGTTCGGTCGCCGTCTTCGCTGCGCCGCTGCCTTGGCCGCGGACGATGTCGGAAATGCCGGTAATCTCGTAGATGACCTGCTTGACCTGCTCGCGCGCCTCATAGAGCCGAATCAGGGTCTCAATCAGGTCTTTCATCGGCAGCAGCCAGACGCCGCCGCCGCCTTGGACCTTCTGCGAAAACTCGGCCCAGTTATCCACAGGCACGAGCTTGTTCTCGAACCCTTCCTCCAGCATGCGCTTGAGGGCATCGATCGACGCGTCGTAGCAGCCGGCGGCCTTGATGGCCTTCGTCAGCGCGCAGATGCGGGCCGTCAGGTCGTCAAGCTCAATGGCCTGATCCTGGTATTCGTACGGAAACGGCACCGGGATCAGGGTGTTGTTCGTCATCACGGCGAACAGCGGGCGCGGAACCGGCCAGAAGCCCTCCAGCTTCAGCGGATCGTCAATTTCCTCGATCAGCGCCTCGTTCCAACTGGGCGCCATCCAGATCACGCGGCGCTTGCGCTTGTCCCAGATCTCCCGGATGCGGGCTTTCTTGCTCTGATCGTTGGCGCTGGCGGAGGATGACGGCGTGGTGCCCTTGCTCTGCTCGGGCGTCCAATCCAGTGGAATCTGGTCCGCGATCAGCTTGCCGTCTCGCTTGCCCTTGAACCGCTTCCGCAACTCGTCGCGGTCCATGTAGACCTGCTTCGAGATCCACCAGACCTCGGGCCATGTGCGGGCCGGCGATGTGTCGAAGTCCTCCCAGTCGACGTAATCCACCGGGACGGATTCGGAGGCGACCTGCTCGTCCTCGCCGGGGGTGGTGCCCTGGACGCGCGCGGGCGGAGGGGGCTTATCGGCCCCAGCCTGGTCAGCATTGACGGGCTGGGGCCGCGTTGCACCGGATTGATTGGAATCGTCAGAGGGCACCACCTCCTTTGCTTCGTCAGGCTCAGCAGCCTCTTGCGTCTTGCCCGGCATGGGCATGAACCGCGCCTCGTAGCGCACCCAAGCCACGCCGCGGCCGGGCAGCAGCCAATCCAGCACGCCGGCCTTGATGGCATCGTAATAGGTGCCGTCATCCAGCTCGTAGCTCAGGACGCGCTCAAGGATCGTGGAGGCCGTCCGCCCGACCTCGTCGCGGTCGAGATAGCGGCGGGACACGACCGGCTTGGGCGCCTTGGCCAGAACGGCGGGCTTGAGCGTCTGCGTGTTGGACCACAGGATGTTGAACCGCGAGCCGTCGCTGGCGCCGTCATACGACGAATCGCCCTCAGCGCGGTCAGCCCGTTCATCCCGGTAGCGCTTGATGATCTTCTTGGCACGCTTCTGCCACGTCTCGAAGCCGCGGACTTTCCTCGCCGCGGTCAGCTCGCGGTGCCAAAAGTTCCAGTCCTCGTTCGGGCCATCGCCCGCGGCCTCAGCCATGGGCTACTTCTTCTTGCCCCACCGGCCGCTGTTGCGTCGTCGGAACTTGGTCACATCCCATCTCCCGTGGTGAAGTAGATGATGCCGGTTGTGGCACCGGCGGCCACTGATACATGCGTGGTGTCAGCACTCACCGTGAACAGCTGGGCGCTCGCCGGAAGGATGGGTGTGTCTGTGGTTGCAGCCGAAACTGCCGATGACGTGCCGAACTTGATGAATGACATGACCGGCGTGGCCCCGCCCGATGTCACAAGGATCTGCCGCGATCGGGTAGGCGTCAGCGCTGTCAGCGCCAGCGACGTGGCCGTGCCGTTGACCGTAGCCACACTGACCGTCGCGCCCGGAGAGAATGCGTTATTGCCTGCGGACATTGATTGGCCCCCTCAAAAGCGCTTGGATTCCCGGCGACGCGCGTCCCACAAGTCATTGAGCGTAACCGGCTTTACCCCCGGCGGCAATGCCGCAATGCCTTCCTGGCCGATCGTCAGCATTCTCCCGGGCTCTTTTGCCTCCACCGGGTTCGCCTCGCGGACGCCCATCGCAAGGTAACGGAACGCATCTGCCCCATGGGCAGCCCAGTCAGCCCGAGGCGTCGGCTTGAACACCTTCAGGTCATCGTCCCACTCGTGTTGGTACTGCCGCAGGCACTCAATCCCGGTCGCGCATCCCAGCTCGTCGAAATGGCATCGGCCGATGATTTGCCGCACAGCCGAGATGCCATCGGCCACATGGTGATTCGGCACGAGGCGCGGCTTCATTCCGCACTCGATCATGACCTCGATGCGCTGCTTCGCCCGCCCGTCCTTGCCGCTGGATGTCATCTCCGGGACCTTGGCGTCGTGCGGCACCCAGTCAGTACCTCTACGGTGCCCGGCGTTATCCACAACTTTGCGGATTTGCTCCTGGTAATGCGGGATGGCGTAGCCTGAGCCCGAAATGTAGCCGACGACGCGGATTTGCGCCTTTCCGGTCTCGCTCGGCGCGATCTGGTACAGCCAGATCGTCATCGTGTCGGAGCCGCGGGACACGCCCAGATCCCACGCCGTGTGCACCGGGATGTCGGGCCAGATCGGGACCTCGCCAATACGGCCTTCGGCGTCGACCTGCACCATCTCGCGGCCGTAGTAGGCGCCCAGGATCGCGGCCTCAAAGCTGCACCAGTACTCCTGCTGGATGAGGGCGTCGCCTGCGTCAGCCCCATAAATCGAATGATATTCCCGCCGCTGTTCCTCGACCGCGTCCATACTGATGAGTTTCGTGTCGTCGACCGTCAGCACCTCCGCGAACCAGTTCGGCGAGCGCCTGGCCATGTCGAGCATGCCCTTGACGTGGTTTCGCCCGCGCGGGGTGGTGATAAAGTCAGCCCAGCCCCCGTTCTCCTCCAATATCGGCGCGAGGTAGCCCCACGCTGACGGGTTGGCGAGCGCCCATTCGGAGAACACAATCCCGGCCGGCGGGGCACCCACGAGGCTGTCAGGGTTATCGCTGCCGACGATGCGCCAGACCGAGCCAACTTTGAACTCGATGGTCATCGCGCTGTTGTCGGTGCGCGAGCGCAATTCCTTGGGGAATGCTTCGTCAATGCGGCGCTTGCCAGTGTGCGGGTTAACGGCTTCCCACACGGCTTTGCGGGCCTGCTCGTAGGTTGGCAGGCAATGCCAATAGTTCGCCACCCGGAGGTGGGCAGCGCAGGCTGTCTTGTGGAGAGCAACGTCGTCTTTGCCGGCTCTATCGGCGGTGCCATATCAATAGGCACCGCTTAACTCCTTTCTCCCAAGCATGCCAGCTTGGGCGTTGATACCACCGGGGTTGCCAAGCGTTGGGCAGGTCGATGGAGGCCATCAGAATGTGCTGTCGGGAAACCGCGCGCGCAACTCGGCTTTGGCGTCATATTCGTCCGCGCGGTACTGAATTTCCCGCTCAGCTTTCTCGGCCTGATCTTTGAGGGGATCGGGATATCTCCGGTCCATCTCGTCGGCCAGAG